CCTTTCTTATTTCGCGCCCCTTTTACTCGTTTTTCCTTAATATATGAGTCATATAAACTCATTGAATCCTCCGAGGGCACTCGATCCGGTGTTGTTACTTAATAGGTACTTATATTTATTAAATAGCTTATAATCCAGGGCATCCGTGTAATGTGGTGCTTGCTCTTGCGGATAATTAGGATCTCGCTCACATCTTTTCGACTTCTTGAAATCATCTTGAATGTTTGTATTATTCATTGATAGAATTAAGTGAGGGCATGTGATCTCATTAATCCGAATTTTTGGAAAACTTTCGGTACTCTCTGCAAATAATTCATTCATAAATATATATCGGCTTTTGTGCATTGCGGAATGATCATCAAGCACTAATATTTCCGCCGACCATCCGGCACTCGTTAACCACATAACAACTTTTTCAAACCAGGTCATTGTATCAATTGGATCAATCCTTTTTGTTCCCATCCGATCTCCGTATATTTTGACATGCTTGGTTTGATGGTGTTTGAATTGAGTAATAAAGTCTTGAATAATGTGGGGCAATTTCTTTGCGACTCCTTTATCTTTTTCAATGGAGGATAGTTTCTTTGTGTCAAACTCATATACTATCCTTTCAATATTGTCTATACATTGGGAGATTGGCATGCACGAAAATTGCCCACCAAAATCAATACTCAAATCAAGAGGTTGAGTTGTGTCCACATCTTCCATATGCAATGCGCGATAATTGTGGCGGCGTTCATTATACTTATAATAGAAAAGAGAGGGTAAATCCTTTACGTCGTCACGGTTCATAATTTCAACTTGAAAATCATGGTAACTCAAAACCGCTTTTTGATTCTCGACATAATCCTCACCAACAACTACCGAATTATCATAAGCGGTGGCGGTGATAAAGGCATATTTTGTCGGATATTTTGTGGCAAGTTCTTTAAATTTTAAAAACCATCTGCCCTCCGGTTTTCTTGGATAAGAGGAGTAAATGGAGAGCATTTTCCAATATGGATTCATTGCCCAATAATCCCTCCCACGAATGGTTGGATAAATAATTGAATTGAATACCGATTCCTTAATCAATAAAGCCTCATCAATGATCCCTCCATCAAATGATTTCCCCCGAATTTGTTCGGGGCTTCTTCCCGTTGATATTAATTGAATCGCGAACCCATTATACAAACTAATTGAATTATCATAATCCTCAATCTCCTTAAAAGGCAAATCAAATGATTTCGGTGGCCGCCTGTTTACTACATAATGAGTGTCTTTTATTAATCCGTTATTTTGAAAAACATCATGAATGGTGGGCAAAACATTATCATATAATTGCTTCAAAGTATAACCCGCCAAAAATATTTTTGCACCTGGTAAATTGTCTGCCCTGTCGAGAATATCATCCGGGATGCAATGAGTTTTCCCCGATCCTCGTCCTCCTTGAAAAACTCGAATAGGCACAACCGTATCAAGAAATTGTGATTGTTTCTCATTATAATATAATGCTTTCTTTTCTTCAATCATCTTGTGTGAAAACTTCCGGGTTTGTTGAGCGTTTTCGGCGTGGTAATCGTTTCTTAGTTACCTCCTCCGGATCATTCTCATTTTGCAAATTATAGAGTTTATCAATTTGTTTGAGGGTATCGAGTTCGAGTTGAGTGTCTTTTTGTATTTGTGCCTTTTTCAAAACCGCCTCATATCTTTGAACCTGAATATGCCGGCGAAACTTTTTATTTATTTGATAGAAATCACCAAAAACCAATTGAATATCGGCAAGCATTTTATACAAATCATATTTTTTATTGAATACAATTTTTAAGCGACGAATGAGGTTTGCTTGGTGCTTTTCTTCTCCGTGAAAAACAGGATTTGAAACAATACCAAACGCATTTGATAAGTCGTAATAATATTCCACATCACTCGGTAATATTTCATAACCTTTCGATACGGCGGCTTTTATCCTTTCGGCGGCTGTCATTATTCGAGTCGCTTCGAGCGGTAGCGGTCGCCCGTCAATCCCTTCTTTCATTTGTTTTTCTAGTGCCTTATTTGGCACCGTTCGCACGTTTGTCATTGATTGCGGTTTGTATTAATTGTTTTCTGATTTCACACTCTTTTCTATAATTATCCTTTTTCTCAATTTTCATTTTTATTCGATAATCTTGCTTTTTCTCTAATTCTGCCATGAGCATTTTTAACGATATTTTCGCGCGATAAATACGATCCTTATATCTTCGATTCTCTTTTTTTAATTCCTCCAAAGTTTCAGGTAAAACAAATTCATTACTTTTTTTCAGGTCGTTTATGTTTTGGATCTCACCCGTTCTTTTATATTCCAATTCTCGACTCTCGTACTCTCTTATAATTTGGGTTTGTTCGGAGATTTGTTCGCACACTCGGAGCCTTTCAAAATCACCATTACATTGATGGAAAGAATCGGATATTTTCGCGCGAGTTTGACGGGCGTTTCTCAACTTTTTTTGAAGATCAAAGAAACCCGAATCTTTTTCGGCTGTCCATATTTTTCGCTCTTTTTCGCTCTTTTTAATTTCCTCCTCAATCACCACCACCTCCACCGTTTTCTCATCCACTTTCTCTCCTCTGGATTTGGTGTTTTCATCTTTTGCTAAGATGTCAAGATAATGCACCATATCATCCATATTCGAACCGAAGAAACCCGCCTCCAATCTTGCGAGGATTTGAGGATATTGAACCGAACCAAATTCCCGAAACAATCTCAATCCCTCACTGTATAGGCGGTGAGAATCGGGTTTTTTTAGCCAATTGTTGATTTTCAATATCATACGTCACAAAGTAGCGGAGAAAAGAAAGGCGGTAATTAGGACACAAACAAAAAAGCCGACCAAAATGGTCGGCGGGTTGCCCTGATTGGTAATGGATAGAAATTAGGGAAAAATAGAGAAAGGTAAAGGTATTATTCAGCAGCTTTTTTTTGTTTTGGTTGTGGCTTCTTTTTGAAATACCGCTCCCATTCGCTCGATTCTTTGATAAGTTTCTCGACTTGCTTATCGGTTACCTCATCCAAAACAATGTGAGTGCCGCGAAAAATAAAACTCCGGCACTTATTTTTGCCGGAGTAATTATATTTTTTAGAATTAATCATCAATCAAAATTATGATGTTGCAATCGCACCGGTGTAAACTGGTGGAAACTTGCCTCTTTGTTTAAAAGTAATAGTAAAACCTTCTTTTTCGTTTGTATTAACAAACTCGATACCATCCGCCGGAATAAATGCCGGGGAATAATCCGCGCCAATCAATCTCAAAACGCCATTTCTGTCGGGTGCAATAATTACAAACTCATCATTGATCCCCTCATTTAAAAACTCCTCCGCTTGGTCATGTGTACCAGGTACAAAAAGAGTTAATGTTGTTTCAAATGAGCTTGATCCTTGAGTGCCTATTGAATTAATTGAAATTTGACTTTCCTCCTCGCCAACATGCCAAGAGGCAAAGAATTTGGAGGCATCAAATACAATATCTGTTGCAATCGTGTTTGTGTCTGCCGTTCGTGCGGGAATACTTGTTAAATCGGCTGCCTCGGCTATATATACACAAGTCGCCAAACCGTTTGCGGCGGCTGCCGATACTTTTGCAATTGCATTTAATTTGCCACTTGCCGTTTTAGAAAAACTACTCATGATATTTTGAGTTTAATTGTTTTTAAAATTGTTTATTTCGTCTTTTTCGGGGTTTTTATTTCTTCAATTACGCCGCATTTCTCCATGACCAATCTCTCTAATTCTGCCGGATTTTTCAATGCCGCCTCCTCTGTCCATTTTATACCCATCAATCCAATATATTTTTTATGAGTGAATTTGAATTTTTTACCATCAATTTCAAAAATAGATTGAGTTGTTTTTTTCGGGGTTGCTACTGTTTTGGCTGTCGTTTTCATAAACTTAATTTGAAAAATAAGGAGAACAAAAATGCCCCCCTTATTTTTATGAAAAATCACGCTTGATCGTTTACTCTTATCATTCGATCATCAAAAATGTGATAACCTACTCCGAACCAATAATCCGACCATGCTCTCAATGTTCTCACATCTGTATCAAACAACCAAGTTTCGGAATCATCCGCATAAGCATAAGCAAACCAGATATTATCTTGAGGAGTCAAAATCAATCTTTGACTTGATCCCATTCCAGGGCAAAGCGTTAAAACTGTTGAACTCGCATCCAATTGGATCTCCGTTTTGCTGTCAATGTCTCTATAATCAGGGTGATACCCGTTCAAAGTTCGGTAATGTCGGCGATACAATTTGAAAACAGACGGTGAACAATACATACGCAAAGGCATGTCCGTCGGTCGGTATTCCTCATCAAAAGCATCGTCCATCTGCTCAATCTTGTCCACCGCATTTGCGGAGGTGATCGCGCCGGTTGCAACTGCCGTCAATAATGGAGTTCCTAATGCTTGATCATCTACAATTTGAGTCAAAAGACCGTTTGTGAAATTGGTCGCTCCGGTTGGAGTACCCGCCAAATCTGCCGTCCAAATCGTGTCAAACTCCAATTGAGTCGCGATTTTCTTGGTCGCTTTCTCAATGATGTATCGCGCGAATGGGTAACTTTCTGGCGTTTCTTTCATCAACCTCAAATACCCTTTCCAATGATTGAAATCCTCTTTTGGAACAAATTTCAATTCTGATTTTAAAAAGTGATTTTCGACGGTGATTTGTTTTCTCTCAACCGTGTCATTGTCCGGTGCAAAATCTGCCGTCCACGGTTTTACGATGTCATTAATGTCCACCCATTCCATTTGCTTCTTGCCGGTGACGCCCTCATGTGGATACATGAATTGCAATGAAGGCGCACCCCGCAATTGCAAATCCATGATGTCGTCACTCACTACCTCCACATAATCGCGAAGGGTTTGTAAATCGCTGTAATCAATAGATTGTGCCATTCTTATTTAATATTTTTGCGTTTCCTATCAGCAATGACCTTGCGATCAAAACTCATAAAAAATTGGTTATTATTGCCCGTACTTGCGGGGCTTGTTTCAAAGGTGCTTTCCTCCTCAATCGGTGTTTTTTTCAATGCTTGAATGATTGCTTTCGCTTCTTCAATATCTTTTTCTTTTGCTTCGATTTCTTTTGTGTGTTGCGCTCTCCATGCCTCCTCATTTGCCTCATAATCCTTTTGCATTTCTGCAATCTTCGCCTCATGCTCCGATTTGGAGACATATTCCGAGAGATCGACTTGAGGTTGTTTGTTGAAAATTTGCGCTAATGAAGAAAGGAAAGAATTTGTTTGAGGCGGTTGTGGTGTTTCTTCTTGTGCCGGTGCTGCAAAAAGCGATTGAATTTCCGCCGGTACATTTGCAAATGTTTCGAATTGTTTCGGATCAAAACTTGCCTCAATTTTTGCACCCTCTGTCAATTCATCCACAAAACCCATTTCCAATGCCTCCTCACTTGTGAGCCAAGTTTCGGCATTCATCATTTCTCGAATTTCCTCTTTATCAATGCCCGTTTTTTTGAAATAAATACTTACTAAATCATTTTCAATTTTCGACAAGATCTCCGCCGTTGCTTGCATATCTTTTGAGTCTCCCATCGAAACCGACCAGGGATTGTGTATCATATAATACCCATGATTTGACATGGAAACATGATCACCCGCCGCCGCGATAATCGTTCCGGCACTCATGGCATATGTTGGAATGTGAGTCTCAATTTGTTTTCCCGATCCTTTTAAATAGTTGTAAATCAATAAACCCTCCAATGCCGATCCTCCAAAACTATTCACCGGAACCCGAATTTTATCACCCTCAAATCCTTTCGCCTGGTTGTACAATTGATTAAAAGTGAACCCCCATCCTCCAATATCATCGAGAATTTCAATATTTAAAGTATCTTGATTTGCCATGTTTTATTTAATTTTTTCAAAAAAAAATTGCATTATAAAGTCAATTATAATGCAATTATGCGGTGAGTATTTATTTTGATGATAGGACTTATTTAGCAATCCACCCGGTGGTTCCTGTTCCTGATTCTTTTACGTAAAAAGAGGTTCCCGATCCTCCGTCGCTTCGATGAAAGGTTGATCCAACCCCCGCCATCAAAGATCCCTCCGGTGTTCCCGTTCCTGTCGATATTATTACATTATTTGCGGAGTCTAAAATTATGTTTCCGGTGACCTCAAAAGATCCGTTTATTTTTATACTGTTGGTGCTGAAATTACCATAAATTAGTGGCGATGTAGTTTCTGAATTATCAATTGCTAACTCATTATCCCCTAACCATAAATCCCCGGCTCGATAACCTATTGCAACCGCTTTATTAATATTTGTTACTGCGCCAATTGCGCCGGCTCGATAACCTATAAATGTATTTCCATCACCCCACCTAGACAAACCCGACTCCGCTCCGTTGCTTACATTAAATCGTGACAAATAGGTATCATTGTAACCGGAAAGATAAAAAGAATGATACCCAATTGAACTAGAATAATAAACGGAATCTTGATTGTTATACGTTCGAAACCCCATTAATGAACTATGAAATATACCGCTCCCTGTGCCTGGATTTGTGGGTAAATTAGCCGCAAGGGTGCCAATTATTTCACTTTGATATACAAACGGTCTATATCTTGCGGACTGATCTCCAAAAAATAAACTATTTTGTACCTCAATTGCCGTCGTACCAATATAATTGCCAAATGCCGTCACATTACTCAAACTTGTTGCAATTGGATATGAGTCCATGCCGAAAAAATTTAAGTCGTTTCCGATTGCCTCAACTGTTCCTCCTCCCTCAAATGCGATATGACGCCCGTATAGGTTCGAATTTGTTAATGTTCGAAAATTATACCCGACATCTGTTCCATTTGCGGTTATATTATGTCCGGAGTTTAAATAAAAAAGTGATTGATACCCGGACACCGTCATACTGTTACAATCTGTGCAATTTGGCACGGCATTAAATCCAATAATATTAGATGCAAATGGGTTTGTCAATTGAGAGGCAATATTGTTTGTACCAACTATTATTGATGAATTAATTTTTGCATTGCCATATGTTAAATTTTGTAATTTTGGAGAAAGCATTAATGTATGTTCGCCCCTTTGGAATCTCAAACCGATTCCTAAATCTCCATTTGCATTACTTGTTTCTATAATTGTATTTTCCGCTGTAATGACTCCGGTTTTGACATGGACTCCGGTTGTGTCTCCATTTGTCATGTCAATATTTAATACTCCATCTGTCATGATAGTATTTCCAATTGTAACACTCCCCGTTTGTCGATATACATTGCCGGCATTTTCGCCCCATTGATTTGGGCTTGTTTCGTTCATGACAACCTCCCAAAAACTCCCATTATAAACATAAAACAAATCCAAACCCTTTACATAAGTTGATAACCCCTCATACTCCCATGTGATCGAGGTTGTATCGCTCAAATTATCAATTACCGTCCGATTATCAATTGGTTGATTGGAGAGTATATCAAAATTTGTATTAAGGTCAATTTGTGCCGACAATCGACACATAAAAAGCAAACTAATTATTATTAAATATATTCGTTTCATGTTATTATTGATTAAATTGGTAATCGAAATTTGTGGCGGTCGTGGTGGTGGTTAATTTGTAAAGTTTGTATGCTACCGTACTATAATCATTTGTCAAGCCGGAGGAACTTATATTAATATCATGCACCGTAAATGAGCCGGTGACATTAAATCCATTGTGGTCAAAAATTGCACTCAAAGCATTATCCGACCAACTTGCCGGAAAAGCATAAAATATAAAACCTGATCCGTTGATCGTGACGGTTTTATTGCCTTCATCCTCAACTAATTTTGTCAAGGTGGTATATACATTGCCTGTTGCGGAGAGATCCGTCGCGCTCATTCCGTAAAAAATTGGATATACGCCCTTGATCGTTCGGGTTGAACTTGTTGCCGTTCCGCTTTCAGCACCTTTTACCCAATCTTGACTCGCTTGGAAACGATACTCCGCCTCTGTATAATCGCCGGAGGGCGTTTGTAATGGTGCGAATGTGATTCCTTGTGAGTATGAAGTGCCCGCACCAAATGAGTTGATTGTTGCGGTGCTTGGATAGGTTTTTTCTAATACTCCGGCGGAAAGTGTCGCGGCTCCTGGATTTGTAGTTGCACCCGAAATGGTGTAAGCCTGTGACGTTCCGATCTCAATCACGGAGGGTAATAAACTGGCAATGCTTAATGTAGGCGGTGAAAAATACCAATAGTCCAAAAACTCGCCAAGTGTGCCTCCTCCTATATTTTGACCGACTGCCGGTACTCTTAAAATATTTCTATCCGAATCAAAAACGGTACTTGCCGTTATTTCTCCACGGATCGCCGCCGAACTGGTATCGCGTTGGTAATCTGTTGAAATCAAACTCGAATCAACTCCCGCCTCAATTACTACCGAATTTCCACCACTCAAACTCAAAGTATCATTTGAATAGGTGAGTGATTGAATTTCATTCGTGAGGCTTGTGTCTTGTGCATAATTGTCGATCATCCAATCAACAAAAGACGAAAACAAAACTTTTTTGAGTGTTCCGTCCTCTTGTGTATATATTGCGTCGGTGAGTGCCGGCGTTTTGCTTGTCTGTTGATCTGGCCGGACTTGACCGACCGCCGAACCGACAAAAACAAAAAGGAGTAAAAGAATAAATATTTGTTTCATCATGATATTGTTATTGAATCCGTTATTGCGCCGGAGATCGCCCAAAATGGAGTCGGTTTGAGTGTGGATAATTTTCCACTCATTGTATGTCCATTAAAATCTCCTCTTGCGGTTTTGGTGTCTAATTGAAAATTGAATTGCATTCCTTTGGAGGCATCACCCACCACTTTCACTAATCCATTATTATCTCGGATCAATGCAACATATCTCCGCCCTCTCATTTTGTATTTCAAAAATGTCACCTCCGGTCGATCTTTGGGTATGTCGAGTTTTATTCCCGCCTCAAACCAAAATCCTCTTTTGTCCTCTCTGTTGCTTTCCGTGAATCCTCCGGTTTCAGGAGAAAACCGAATCCGATATATTTCCGAATCGGCGGCGAGAGTGATATTTGTATTTGGTAGTTGAAATTTTCCGGTATCATCCCAATTGGGATTGTATGAAGGAAAGGCGGTGATATTTTCGGGCAATATGAATAATAACTCATTCAATCCTCCTTGATTGAGTTGATCAAATCCCGCATCCACAACGGCGAGATTATCCGGTAATGCCTTGAAAATTGTGAGTTCAAATGCCATAATGCCTCAAAATTGAGGCGAGATGAGGCATTATAATAGTACCTTATACGTTGAGATTACGTTCTATTTCTGTGATTTCTTGTTGCAATGACTCGTATAAAATGACTTGATCTCGGATTTGAGCAATACCATATGCGATTGTTCTATATGATTGGGGAAATAATTCTGCAATCTGGCGGGTGTTAAAATTGCAATGCTCATGAATTAAATAATACATGACATGCCGAGCATGGGCATATATAGCAACTTGCAAAGGATTGAATTTTTTCTCAAATACTCCGAAAGGTGTTTCAATCTGTTGATCTGCCAAAAATAAATTTTCGCGACCGCAATGGTAAAAGCCATTTATTGCACTTACAATCTCCGTCCATAATATTTGCTTTTTGGCGGTTGCACAAACATTACTTTTTTGTAGGACTGTACTCCAATTTTCCGTGCAATGATTTTTATTTTTTTTACCATATTTTTTTATTTGGTATCGCTGCCAATTTTTATACGACGAATCCAATCCGAAATCATCCTCCCCTATATCGTGCTTTTTTCGGAATATTTTTAACGCCCCCATGTTCGATTCTCCGAGGTCCCCGAGCGCATCAATAAATTGATTCATTTCCTCCAAAAAGATTTTGTGCAAATAAAGTCCGATCCTAATATGCCGTTTTTTTTTGCTCAAGTATCGGTGAACCTCTGGCGAGATATTTAATGCGATTCTTTCAGTCAATAATTTTTTAGTTTTTGCAAAATTAATTTTTCGTTCATTCATGACTCTAAAATGGAGATGGTGATAAAGGAGGTCGGATCGCTTGAGAGGGAGTGGAGTTTCTTTGCCGTATCTGCTTTGGATCATTCGCAAAGTCGGTCGGCTAATATGAATATGAATCACGGGCATAAAAACAAGGCATAAAAAAAGCGAACAATGTACGTGGTGTGCATTGTCCGCCTTTGAGTTTGAAACACTATTTTCTAAACATCGCCGAGATGTGAGAAATAGAAATCAAAAATATATAAAAATATATTAATTGATTGCATTTTTATATACTTTTTTATTCAATGCAACTTTCAAATACTTTTTGATAAGAGGCATCTACTTTTTTTCTCCATGTGCTTTTTACGTTTTGCACCATTTCCTCGCCTTTCTTAAATTCATCAATTACAAATCTTTTACTCTTATTGAGATAGAGTGCAATATCAAACGGATTATGATCCTCCATTCTGGATATATAGCAAATTGCTATTCTTGCCATTTTGAGTTCCGGATAATGTCTCCGACTTTGTAACTCTGTTTTTTTGACCATGAAAACCTCGCAAACTCTATCTACAATTGTCTCAATAGGTACTTTGTAGGATTCCTCAAATTCATATAGTTGGTTGTATATTTTGGTAATCTTTTCGTTAAATTCTTGATTTGTATCAAACAACTCTTTTGCTGCTCTTATTAGGCAAATAACCGTTGTTCTATCCCGTTGTAAAAATTCCCCGATTTGCTCATGTTTATATCCCTCCTCCCATGCAAAAAGCCCAAAACATTTCCTTGCATCTGTCCATCCTAATTTTCTATATCTTTTTGAGGAGATAAGATTCTCAACATTCATTTGATAGGTGTCACATACTAATTTTGCGATCCTTTTTAATGGGGTTTTATTATTTACGACCAATTGTCGATTTGAATTATAAAACAGTTTTTCAATTTCGTAATTATTCATTTTTTTATGTATTTATTGAAATTATAAAATCAGGGTTTTGAATACATTTTCTAAAAACCATCAGTTGTCCGGCGATATTCTGTCGGAGGCTTTTGGCGTCCACATCTCGAACTAAATCAAAGCGTTTTATTGCCTGGTTGACTCTGTTCTCACTCTCAATCAATTGAGTGTGTATTTTGGCGAGTTTACCCGCCTCCTCGTAAGTCTTGAGGGCTTCTTCTTTCGTGAATTGAATCCATTTTCTTTTTTTCATTACCTCCCACCAAAAGGTCGGAACGTCTTTCCATTCTTTTATCGAGGTTCTTTTTTTTTCGAAGTTGTTTACAAAATCAATCTCAAAAGTTTCCTTTAATTTTTGATTTTTGGCGGCTCTCTCCTCCTTTATTCGATTTTCTCCTTGTTCATGTATCAAAGTAGCGATTATTTTTTTTCGTCGCTTAGAATAAGCCGAGAGGATTTTGCCAAGTTGCGAAACATTAAAAATGCCGTGATACATATCCGCATTTTTAACTTCCAATTTTCCGGCACTCCATAGCTCATAAGCCGTTTCAATCTCCTCCACACTTAACTCAAGAAACTGATTTAAAATTAACTCTTGGCATCCTTCCAATATTTCAAACCCTATGTGCGCATTCGCGCCGTATTTTTTCGCCAACTTTGGGAGAATTGCGCCGATTTGAAATGCCGCCCTTTCAAGTTGTTCGGGATTCATATCGCGCATTTTGCAATTATAACCCCGCATTACATTCTCAACTTCAACTTGCGCGACGTTCTCTTTTTCGGCGCAATTTTTCAATGACGTTGAAGGTAGCGCGAGTCGCATCCTCGGGGCTAATAAGATCCGCATTGGGGTCTTTGGTTGTTGCTGCTTTTGTATTTCCATTTTTTTGCATTATTATTTCATCGTAGGTATCGGCGAACCTATTCGCCATGATACCAATCGAAAAAATTGGATTAAACCAAAATGATGAAGTTGCCGCCGCCTCAAAAAACGGCGCAAGATATTTTTGTGTGAAATCTTTATCGTGTTCCCATGCTCGACCATTCACCCTCATTTTTTCTTTGAGTCGAACGGTAACTTTTTCGAGTTCTGAAATTGTTTTCGGTTCCCATGAAAAAACATCCGGTTGCAATCCTTTTTCTTTTTGAAAAATTTCGCGGGCTTTTTCATATGATTTTTGAGCCATCATAATTGCGGAAAATTCTCGCTCCGGTTTTGGAGGGTTTGGTGGGAAATAATTTTCGTTTTTTTCTTCTCTCAAATACTCATTATCAGTTGATTTATTTTTTTCTGAATAATCATTATTAACTCTTACTAACTCTTTACTAACTCTATATATAGTGTGGGGTGAACTTAGTTCACTACTACTAGTGAACTTTGTTCCCTCCCTCTGGTGAACTTTGTTCACTACCTCTGGTGAACTTTGTTCACTACTTAGTGAACTTTGTTCACCAAGTTTTTCGCCAATTCTTAACTTGTCTTGTTCATTGTAAACATGAGCCTTTTGCCATTTTGTAGTAACTCTTTTTTGGCTTTTATTCTTTGGATTAATTTCTATTATTCCAGTCTTTTTGAGTCGCTGAATAGCTTTAATAATTCCCCTACGAGTGATATCGTGATCCTCTGACATATCCTGATATGAATATTCCCCATACCCATTCCCACGACGGTACTTATATGAATTTGTGCCCCTCCATTCTATTGCCGCCGCGAGTGCATATTCAAGATATGAAATACCAAAATATTTCTTTACGGCGGTCTTTGTTGTTATGTAATCCAACATAATAAACCCGTTATTTAAAGGTGAAAAATTATTGTTTCGGCAAAACCTTTTTGTTTCGCGAATATCAAAAATACCTTAGCCCCTCTTTTTTAAATAGGATTAAAAGGAGTGCCCGGAGGCACTCGGTGAGTTTTCTTTTGTTGTATGTTTAATTCGAGTGTTTGTCGCGAACTTTTACGCCGTCGCGAGTAGCGAAGTTTTTGTAAATAGGTCAATTGATTTATTGCTCAACTTCCAATATTGCCCCTCCTCTCCTTTTATTTCTCTTGTACTTAAATACCCGCATTTTGTTAAATGATCCAAGTTAGAGAAAAGATCATCGCTATCTAAACCGTAAAAATTTTGAAAATGTAAAGCTTCCATATCGCAAAATTCATCTCCATATGACCAATCAAAAATCACTTTAAGGAGAAAGTTTTGCGAGGTTGTCAATTTGTTCTTTTTGGCTGCTCTTTTAATTATTCGTTTCATAATATGGGTGTATTTGTAAGGGCATAAAAAGGGCTAATTTGCTTTTGGCAAATCAACCCTAAAACCCCAAAAAACCAAATGAAAAACTTAATTTATATTAACCTTTCCAATACTATTTTCCTGTAAATTTCAAACAAAGCCTCATTATGATATTGGCGCATTTCACCATCAATAAATCTTGATCCTCTTATTGTATCAACACAAGTTTGATACGAGTAATCAATAGGATCTTTACCATTCATAAAAGATTGTAATCTTTTTCCTTTCTGCCTCTCAAATAATTCTTTTGCATCTCCTCTTTGAGAGAGCTTTCGAAAATCATTGTTTGTGATAGGTGTTTGTCGCTGCTTTTGTGCTTGCATAAATGTATATTTGTCTATATATCGTATTTGTACACAAATGTATTACGAAAATACGAGAATATCAAGTTTTACGAAAAAAACATATGAATTTTAAATAAATGAGAGAGTTAAATTTTTCCGAAAGATTGGTGGCATTAAAACAATTTTTCAAAATTAATTGGGAAACATTAGGCAAAGAATTTGGAACGACTTCGAGTACTATTAGCGCATGGAGGAGCGGGCACACAAACCCTACATTTAAACTCGTTTCATATTTCGCGAAAAGGCACCCGGAAATAAATTCTAAATGGTTATTAACTGGAGACGGTGAAATGTTGGAGAGTTCTCAAGAAATAATAAAGGAATTAAAAGAAACTAAATTAATAGACGAAACCGAACTCAAAAAAGAAATACAAAAAATATGGGGAAAATTACAACAAATAGAGAATCAAGTCGAGAATATAAAAGGGCAGCAAGAGGAACAATTCACAAAAGATTGAGTGAATCTGTTCAAATAGAATATGAGCAAATAATCAACAACATTGAAAAAATTCGAGTTGATAAAAAGATTTCAAAAAGGAAATTGGATGAGCTCTCCGGTGTAAATTCGAATCATTTTGGGCATTATATCAATTTTAGAAATGAACCAAAATTTGGCGCAATCCTCATGCTTTGTAATGCGCTCGGCATGACCTTATCCGAGGTGATTAATTATCATTTACCGGAGGTGGATCAAAGCGATAAAGATAAAATTGATGAGATTTTAAACGTCGTAACCAAATTGTTATCCTTGTCACAAAATAAGGATATTTGATTTTTTTAAAAGTTTCAAAGATAGGGTTGTAAAGTATTGATTTTCAGTCGTGAGGCGGCGGAGTTATTGAGCGTAATATAAATTATGTAACACATTTGTATTTATTTTTTTATAACTTTGTTGCATAAATGTAGTTTTTGCCTCGTCACGAAAAATAATAAAAATAATGGAGAAAGAAAAGGAAAAACAAAGGAAAGAATTGATTATGAAATATTGCTATAATTCGGAACCATTAGAGGAAATTTTTTCCTATTGGGATTTTGTTTGGTGGCGTGAACGGTATCGGCTTGAGCCGGTATATGAGCGATCATCAATCAAATTGCCGGCGTTTGGTGTTCGTTCTGCAATTATCTTATTTATGACCGCTCATATTGAGCATGTGGCTTTCCCCACCGTTTGGGAAAAAGAATTGAAAAAATTTGAAGGGCGAATAATTGAAACAACCTTTTTTCAAATCATAGAATATAAGCTCGTGAAAACTCGCGGATATACTTCTCACCAATACAAACAAGTCAAAATTTGGAATCGCCATGATTTTTTACCGGAGTTCAAAATGAGTTATATCATTGAATAATCATCATTTCAACCGTCGCGGTCTTAATTTCTTTTGTCGTGAGGGTGACTTGTAAGCGTTTTATAAAATGCTCATGTTGCCCAATTAAATACTTTTTACTCATGTCCAAATTCTCCAAATCTGTCGCATTTAGGCGCACGTTGTATTTGATTGTTTTTGAACTATTGAGGGTATCAATCCAGTCTTTCCACCACGTCTCATATAAGCCATTTGAGCGGTTCCAAAGTAAAGAATAGTTTGCGCCGGAGATTGCGTTTTCCTCTGTATCGTAAATATTATTTGAGGCGATTGGTCGAGGATCACCATTCAAATCATCGTGATCTCCTCTCCAAAATAATAAAGCAATTTTGTCGATCATATCCACTCCTTGACCGGGGTATTTTATACCGCCATTCCATTGCGGTGTTAAATGCCATGTGGTTGCCTCTGTTGTGTCTCTCGGTCGCATAAAAAGAGTGCCGGCATTAATATTTAATTCCGTTTCACCGCTCTCATTATAAGGGTCTAAAACCATGTGGAACGGTTCCCATATTAAACTGGTGCCGTTGTCGCCTGTTGTGCGATAATATGCCTCCATACTCGTCACAATTCTATGATTGACATATGCCGCCCCACCGATTGCCGATTCAAGATCACTTGTTGTCGGGTAACGGGTATCACCTAGATAGGGACTTGGTGGCTCAAACCACGAACTTTGAGTATTTTCATCGGGTATTGTATAGCTGAATTTTTCCGGTGTGGTTATGCGTCGGGCTATATTATAGAGTCGATCAACTTTTGTTGTCCAATCTTCTCTTTGTGCATTGAGTAAATCTTTGTTTGCCTTGATAGTCAATGTTTTACTCCGTTCATCAATGAAAGGTGTCATGCAAAAGAGCATGAGTACGTTATTAATCAATTCCGTGACCTTCACATCGGGCATGTGTAATTTTGGAGAGATTGGTGAACCTCCCATATTTGCATCATCTCGATCAATACTGGCATTGTTGAAAAGCAAAAGATATTCCAACTCGGCGGCATAATCGCCAGAATGAAATGCGCCTTTGACATTATATCCAACCTCCTCCAATAACTTGTCAAAAATCCATCTAATCTTGAACATAGGCACCGGCGTCGATCCATTATCCATTGCATAAAATCCGGTAGTTGGATCGAAATTATTGATATACGAAAACACTCCGCCTTGCATATATACCGGAGGAAAAAGGTGAGAAAATAAAGATGCTCCGGCTTTTGCTATTCCGGCCCAAACATTTGCATCACCCACAAAAGAAATATCACCACCATACTCAAAGTCAATCATTTTCTTTCCTTTCAAGGTGCTAAGATTGCCGGCGAGTCCGCCAATAAATTGAAAATCATATCCGGTTTCCAATCTTGCCTCCGTCACTTTTGCGCTGCCTGTTGCGAATAATTTATCATCGAAATAAATTGCCCAATCGGAGGAGTTATAAAGATCCTCGCCGTTGTCCAATGCCTCCGGTTTTTCTAATATCAATCTATTTTTTGGCGTGTCCGGTATTCTGATTTGATAGGCTTTAAAATTTGGAATCGCGTCGGGTGTGCGATCTCCAAAATATACCGGTGATTTCATGTCGATTTGAAAAGAAGTACCAGGGAAGAGGTCGAGGGAAATATCATTTTTGGCGATTTTTAATCGGCTCATATTCTTTTTACCTCAAAAATGCGCCCTCCTCTCCCCTATTTTTAGGACTTTTTATACTGAATCTTTTAAAAATTCTTTTAAGAGGAGGAGTTCTTGAATTTCTTTTTTTTCTTTTTTGCAAATTGGAATTTCTTCCAAATTTGAGCAAAAGACCCTAAATATTAATTTATCAATTCCATTGATAATGTTTTTCCGGCTTTCATTATCAAAAACATATACCTTTTTTTTATTAAAAGTAAAGGATTGAGACAATTTAATACAATGTTCGATTTCTTTAAAAGAGGTCGTTGTCATGGGTTGGCGTTTTGTGAGAAAAGGGTATCAATCAAGGTCTTATAAATCGCCAAACCATGTTTTTAAACATACCGAAAGCCTAAAGGATTTCGAATGCCTTGATTGCTACCCGTATTTTTAGATTTTATTTATTGATAATTTCGCTTTAAAAAAGTTTTTACATAGTTTGGCAATGCTAAAATAAATAAATAAACAACATTATTCAATCAAAGCGTTTCCACGATCTTCATTTGCGATCATATATTCAAATTCTAAAGAATATAAATCGTCGTTATCTGCCCAAAATTTTACACTCCCCGGAGTGATCACAATCGCCTCAAATCTATAAAATTCCATATTCATCCACCATGCCGAATCGCTTAATAAAAGATCTTTTAAGTGGGTAATATATTCTTTTGAATAAAATCCAACATTGCCTTTATATTTCTTTTGCTGTCGTTTGTCATAATGAAATAAACTGGCTTGTCTTGATAAATCGGTGGCATCGGTTGGATTAATTCTAGTGGCTTCTTTTCCGGAGTATTCCCCGGAATAGGAAAATTTCCCGGTCGTTCTTACTGTCTCGATACCTCCGACGGAATTTCCAAACGCGAAAAATCGCTCATAATCTGTTTGTGTATCAATTATTTCGAAAGTTAAAACCTCTGACTCGATCACCGAATCGACCTCGATCCAAACATCATATTTTATTGTCGGATTTGCGGGATTTTGAGAAAGAGTCATTTGTAAAAATCCTAATTTAATCCATTGTACCTCTCCCCAATCTGCATTGATAGTTACAATTGTGGAGGTGCTGTCGGTGGTATCTAAATAATATTCTTTTCGCTTAATGACATAATCTTTATTTGCGACATTGATTGGCATAAAATACCAAAATTCGGGTTGCCCCTCTGTCACTTCTTTTGTTCGGGGTTGCTCTGTTAACCATACGGCATCAAACCCGGCGGCGGTTTGTACGGCATACCAATTGTCTAAATGATGAATATACGCTCGACTCCCCCAAAGTGCTAAAAATTCATTATTTGTCGGAGTTTGGAGAGCTTGAATGGTTGGCGGAGATCCAAATTGATTAGCATAAAACATTTTGAATTTTTGATAACAATCCGTGGCACTATCATAATAAGGTGTAAAAGTAGAAAGGGCAAAATTAAAAGGTAAATGATAAGAGAGGTTAAAATCGGTATGAATATCGAAAAGTACAAACGGATTAGAATTGTCTATCGTAACGGGCAAAATATGTTTTATTGGCTCTTGGTTGTAATTTCCCGGGCTGCCTTGTATTTCTTTCTCAACTATGAGAACAAGGTGTAAATTTTCCTCATAATTAATATGAGTCGATTGAACTAAATTGATGCCCATTCCGGTCACGCCTTCGGTTTGAGAGTTGACTAAATCTGGATCATACCCATCGCGTAAAACAAGGGAAATATATTCGGCGGCTGGTGAGCTTCGAGAGATAATGAAAAGATTGAATAAATCTGGATTCTTTTTCATTTCTGCCATTACATCATCCACAAATTCGGCAAGGGTGCCGGAGGCATACAAAGATAAATCTAAACCCGTTGTGAGATCCGGAGTTGTTCGAAATGTCATGGTGACGGATATAGTATCATATTCGATGGTAAAACTCTCTCCATCTGCCGCCGTGGTTGCCGTGAAAATTAAATCAAAGATAGGTTTTGATTTTTCTTTCGGTCGTTTGTCTGTATTTACTTTGACCGGGACTGGATTATTTTTGACCAATTGAACCTTTGCAATTTCTTCTATTGTAAGAGCCATAATATTTTTTTATTCAAATTTCACGATCTCTTTTTGTTGAATTTAGTACAAAAAAAAGCCTCGCAAATGCACACGCGAGGCAAAACAAACCGATTAAGTATGAAAAGAATTGTATTATGAGTTTCTTAATTCAAGGGCTTTCGCTTCGTACCATTTAGCCTTTTTGAGATCGCTTTCAATGGGTTGTTCTGGTTTTAATCCCATTCTTTGCCTATACTTAAATGCGGACATTTCACAAAAATTAATGCATGCCTCAACTCCCCAAATTGCGATCATCATTTCAATTGTGTCAAATTGTCCGGTTTTGTAATGAGCCGGATTGATATAATCATATTTAAAAGAATCCATTTTTATTTTTTTATGAGGTTGAAAAAGGTTGATTCCACACCGGGTTTGAGTGGGTTGTAAGTTGCTGAAATTACCTCATTTTCATATGAGGCAAAATGAAGATCAATAATATAATAATAATCAGGAATCGAGTAAATTATATCATTACTGTATTGATGCCCTATCAATGTGATCCGTAAAATATCACACTCCCACCACTCCCACTCATAAATATTTATGAATGTTTCATTGTCGGTGCCTGGTGGATAGGTTCGGAGTGTGCCATTTGGTGAAAAATTCCAAATCGTTTCCGCCCCATCCAGA